CAACGTTTTTAAATAACAAAGTTGGATTTAAGGTTAACTCTGTTGACCTATCTGACCACGTAACAGCTTTTACCCTTAACAGAGTTTTAGACCAGATAGAAATTTCTGCAATGGGGGATACTGCTCACAAATTTACAACTGGCTTATCAGCGGACACCATAACCGTATCATTTCTGAGCGACGACATTGCTTCAGGTGCGGGTTCAGTTCGCGCAACCCTACAAGCTGCATTTGGTACAACAGTTGCCTTTTCAGCTTTGCAAGATAAATCAAGCGCGGTATCAGCGACGAATCCGTTGTATTCTGGTACGATTCTGATTGACAACCTTACCGACATTAATGGCGCAGTCGCAGATATAGGCGTGATGGATTTGACCTTTACCTGCAACAGCAAAACAACAGTCGCAACAACAGGTACGTTCTAACAGTAAAGGACTAAAATGATTAAACTTAAAATAACCAAGGCTTCAGGTGAAGTTTCTGAATATGAAATTACTCCTGTTATTGAGTTCGCGTTTGAATCCCATTTTAAAAGTGGATTTCATAAATATTTCCGAGATGAGGAAAAACAAAGCGCGGTCTATTGGTTGGCTTGGGAAGCTGAAAGGCGCAATGGCGTAACCGTTGTGCCTTTTGGCGACAAGTACTTAGAGCAGCTTGTCAAAGTAGAAATTCTTGACGCTGACTCCCCAAATGGATAACGCGGGATTCCTTTCACTACCTCGTTGCTAGGTTAGCAATAACAACAGGACTTCCGCACCAAACATTTATTGACATGGACAGGGATTTGCTAAAAGCAACTTTAGCAGTCCTTAAAGACGACGCAAAGGCTAGGGAAAATGCCAGCAGAAATAAAAGGTTTAATTGAATTTAAAAAAGCCTTGAAAGATTATGCCCCTGAGCTTGGCGTTCAGTTAGACGATCAAATGGCTGTTGCTCTTGGCGGCGTAGTTAAAAAAGCTCAAGATTATGTTCCTAGCACTTCGCCTTTAAGCAATTGGAGTTATAGACGCCGATCTGAATTTTATTTTGACGCTCAAGATAATAGATTAAGAAAGTTTCCTTTATTTAACGCCGCAACCGTTGTTTCAAAAATTCAATACAGTTCAACACCACGCAAGGCAAATAGGCGTGGATTTAAAGCTGTTTATTACATAATTAATAAATCGGCGGCGGGTGCTATTTATGAGACAGCTGGTAGAAAAAATCCTTCGGGTCAGTCATGGGTTGGACGCAAAGGCGACCCACGTCAAAAAGATATTAGTCGTTCAAACAACCCTCAAGCGGGCGCAGATTTTATTCAAGCAATGGGTGAGTTAAAGCAAGGCAACATTGAGAGTTCTACAAAACGCGGACGTTACATGAAAGGACGTTTAATTTTTAGAGCTTGGGCTGAGGATGGCGGCAAAGCAAACGCAGCCGCTTTAACTGCTATTTACAACGCTAACGAGCAATTTAAAAAGAAACAATATTTTAGGAAGGTCAGTCAATGAGTATAGTAATTGATATTGCCGCACAATTTACAGGCAAGAAAGCATTTGCTCAGGCTGAAAACGCAGCAGACAAATTAGCAAGAAACGTCAAACAAGCTCTTATTGGTGTCGGTGTTACTGCATTTGCCAAATCAGCTGTTAGCGCGTTTGCTGCTCAAGAAAAACAATTAGCAATATTTAAGAACTCATTGCGTAGCATTGGTTTTGAGTTTGCAACTTCAGACTCATTAGCATTTTTAAACAGCCTTAAACTGCAATATGGCGTGGCAGATGAACAATTAATTCCTGCCTACGAAAAACTTTTAACCTCAACTCGTAGCCTTGCAGCTTCCCAGAATCTTACAAACATTGCGTTAGATATTGCTGCACGTCAAAACATTACAGTAACTGAGGCAGCCGACGCATTAAGCAAAGCTTACCTAGGCAACACTAGGAGTTTGGGTGCATTAGGTTTAGGTATTAGCAAAGCTACACTTGCGTCAGGTGATTTTTCTAAAATTCTTAAAGAGGTTGCACTTGTCACCAAGGGCGCAGCTTCAGCAGCGGCTACTACCTTTGCAGGTAAATTAGCTAAATTAAAAGTTGCAGCTGATACAGCCAAGGAAAGCATTGGCGCAGGTCTTGTTGAAGCCATTATGCGTATTAGCGGCGCGACAGACATAGATCAATTACAAACTAAGATTATTAATTTTGGTGAGTCCACTTCCCAAGTATTAATCAGGATGGGTCAATTAATAAGAGACAATATTATTTTAGTCAAATCGTTTGCTGCTGTATTGCTTGCTGCGTTTACCATTAACAAAATAGCAGCATTTATTACAGCATTGGGAACAATTGTTAAGACTGTTAAAACTTTGAGAAATGCTTTATTAGCGTCAGCAATTGCCAGAAACTTCCTATTTAGCCCATTAGGCGCAGCCGCTTTAACCGCTGGCATGTTTGCAGCTATTGGCTTAATGATTAAAGGCGTTGACGCAATAAGTGAATCAGCAACTAGAGCAACAGGAAACCTACAAAGTATGTTTGCCGCTGGCGGTTCAATGGCTGGGGGCGATCAAGGCGGTGCGGCTAAATTTGCCGAGGGTGCAGCTGCTAGAGCTGCCAAGGAAGCCAAGGCTGCCGCACTTGCCCAACTCAAAGCAACTAACGCACAAACTAAAGCCATAAGAGATCAAGCCAAACTTAAAAAGGCTAGTGGTTTGCTTGACATGCAACAAATACAAATTATGGCAGCTTTGCAAAATCAATTAACTGAGGACGAGAAACTTAGGCTATCTTTGCAAATGGCTTTGCTGTTAGAAAATGCTGAGGAAGCCGATCGTTTAAGTAACAAACTTGCTTTGTCACAATTACAAACTACTGGTCTAGCAAATGCAATTAAAAATTTGCCACCCGCTTTAAATCCTTTACAAGATTATCCTAATTACATTAACAAAGCCATAGATGATATTTCTTTAATTCAAGACGCTTTAAATAAACTCAAAGCCCCTGTTTTAACAGTTTTAGTTAATACAGCTAACGCAGGTGGTGGCGGCGGCGGCGGCGGCGGCGGCGGCGGTGGTGGTAATATTGAGCCAATAGTCCCAGTTCCATTTGGCGGCATACCATTGGGCGGTGACATTGGTGGGGCAGCAAAAGCTTTAGAGTATGCAGCTGCCAGAAACCAAGTTAAATTAAATACACAAATGCCTGATTGGCAAAGTTATCGCGCTGGCGAGCGTGCTACAAAAATTGAAGTAAATGTTCAAGGTAATGTTATCTCAAATAGAGATTTGACTGATTCTTTACGCATGGGATTACTAAACTCAAGTGCGTCAGGTTCGTTTACTTTATCTAACAGAGCCACCAGAGGCGATTAATGTCATTACCTGCAACACTTGACATAAGTTTAGATTTCTCATCTGGGGCAACCTTCGGCATACCTCTTACGCTTGACGACCCTGTTAACGGTTTATTGGATACAGGTATTTTGGCAGAATCAACAACTCCGTCATTGATTGCAGATTTAACCCCAGTTGCAAGACAAATAAGCATTAGGCGCGGACGTAATTTAATACGAGATACTTACGAAGCTGGAATTGCAACTGTTCGTATTTATGACCCTCAAGGAAATTTTAACCCCCAAAACATTAGCTCACCGTATTACGGTCAATTAACTCCATTAAGAAAATTAAGAATTTCTGCTGCATACGCAGGAACAACCTATTATTTATTTAGCGGTTACACAACAGATTATGTTTATTCTTACGATCAAGGCGAAAACGTTTCTTATGTTGACATAAATGCAACCGACGCGTTTAGGTTGTTTAACCTAGCAGCTGTGACCACAATAACAGGTCAAGCCGCTGGACAAGATACAGGAACAAGAATTGACAAGATTTTAGACACCGTAGATTTCCCTGTCAGCATGAGATCAATTTCAATAGGTGATTCTCTTACTCAAGCTGACGCAGGTAGTTCTAGGACATCTTTGTCGGCAATTAAGAACTGTGAATTTTCAGAACAAGGGGCTTATTATGTTTCACCTTCAGGCAATGTTATATTTAAAAATAGGTCTGAAGTTATAGATAGCGCAGGTGATACTCCTATCGCTTTTAATCAAACAACTGGTATTCCTTACAAAAATTTAAGATTTGCTTTTGATGATAAATTGATTGTAAATCAAGCAAACATCACTCGCCTTGGTGGTACGACCCAAGTTTTTATTGACGCTGACAGCGTTGCAACCTATTTCCCGCACTCAATTACTAGCTCTGATTTAGTAGTCCAAACCGACGCCGAGGCAGCTAATATTGCTGCAATTTATGTAGCTACAAGGTCAGACACAACCATTAGAATAGATGAAATGAGCATTGATTTACTTGACCCAAATGTCCCAACCGACACCATTTTGGGCATGGATTATTTTACAAATGTTTTAATTACAAACGTTCAGCCTGACGGTTCTACGATTGAGAAAAACCTTC